ACATCGGGCATAGACTCAATGCCCGGTTGTTCATCAATATAACCATTGTTGAGTAAGAAACTATTTAGTTCTAGAAGTTTCAATAAGATACTTTCTAGATAAGGACCCCAACGGCCTATCATTTCATTTCTTGTGTCGATGGTGTCTTTTTCTCGTTCTTGTTGCGACTCTGGGCCAGCGACTATTGACTCAAACCCAGCAGCTAAACCACCTAAACTCGTCGGCGATATATGAGCGTTTGCACAAATCATTCCAACTTCCATTCGCCACTTTTTAACAAACGAATCTGTTCTGTCGGATCCTGAAAGGACTGTCGCTGCCGGTTCTTTGCCTTGCGCTTGGTCCATATCAACTTTAGGGCTTACATAATTAGTTTTAAATTTGTCTTTACCAGTTACTTTGCCTTGATCGTCTTTATCCATCCATTCAATTGGATATACATAAATCGATTTGTTTTCTCTAACTTCACTGGTGTTTTCTGAATAGAGTTCATCTAGTTTGTCAAAAGAAGATAGAACTCCTGAGTAATCAGATTCACCGTACCATGAACCCGGGAAGTCTTTGTTAGGTAATCGATTTGGCTTTTCAAACGCCAACATACCCTTAAGACCAGGAAATACATAAGTTTCTTGAGCGATTCCACCCATAAGTTCAGGGCAGTGATTATTCCAATCATCAAACTTGATCGGTATTTCTTTACTGTCTTTTAATTCGTACAAGTCGTTTGTAATTATTGCATCACCTAGTTCAACAGCGTTTCTTTGCTCTTTATAAACCCACTGTCTTGCGTACGCTAATATATCCTCATTGCTTGGAAATACAGACGTTGGTCTAACAGTAGTGTATATTTCATCTCTACGATACTTTTTATTTTTCTTGGCGTTACTATACCATTCATGAAAAGTAATTGCGGTGGTATGCCCTCTTTCTTTTGTTACACTGAATAATCTAGCGTCTGCCGTTTCAACAATCGGGAAAGGCGATATCTGTCTATCAAAAGATAGTTTAATCGCATGATGCCCTGAATAGCTTTCTTCAACAGTCGCTTTCTTCACATTATCGTTCAAGTTAACTCTAGGTATAATTACATCAACAAGGATACTTCTTAATTTCTTTGAAGCTTCTTCATCAACATCTTCACTAACATTACCGTTTTCATCAACCTTAAACACTTCAACATCAATAGTTACTGGTTGACCCCATAAGAGCCTAGACTTCTTGTTAGATATCAAGGATGGCATTCCTGTATGTACTTTGATAATGTCATCAGGTGCTACTCGCCAAAACATTCTAGTGTCAACAACTGACTCTTGCCCTAATACTATTTTTTGATTTTTGTAATAGTTTGAGAGGATGTATTCATCGCCCATAAACCACACTAGGTATTGTGTTAAAAGTCTTGCCCTACGTTCTGAGGTCATGTATTCAGCTCCTAACCTGGAAAAGTCAGGGTTATATTTTATCTTGTCATTCAATCTCAAAAGCCCCCTCTCAAGCTTTGCGTCATAGCGCGCATTGAAGTAATCCGAAATTTTAGTTAATATTCCCATACAATCAACTCACTCTCTTAGCCGCTAATAATAGTTTGTTCATATGTCTTGTTTCTCCGTACTCGACCGCATCCATGATATCGTTCATCGGAAGGTTGTTATCTTCTCTTTCCTTACCCTCTTTGCCTTTAACCCACACAGCCGCCATATATGCGTTATATGCGGCAATTGCTTGGTTGTGTATGTATAACCTCTTTAGTGTAAACAAGATGATGTTAAGGTCTACACGCTCTTTAATCGTTGCTTTGTAACTAGGGGCTATTGCTATAGGTAACCCCGCGGTTTGTAAGTCTTTAATATAATTACCTTCTGCAGAATCAACAAAAGCTCCATCGATAAGATTTAAGATGTTGCTATGTCTTGTTAAAAAACCTCTTAACCTATCAGTTTTGTAACCATACCCAACAGATCGCCCGTTTTGTTCTGAATTGAAAACTTCAATATCAACAATAGCGGCATATTCAAAATTCTTTGAAAAACCTAACAACGCAAATACGTTGGTCGCTCTATTCTCAGCAATATCAACGCCGATTGTAAATCTGGATAGCGGATACTTAAGCTTTCCATTTTCATCTTTCGCATAGATATCAACGATGCAATCAGGGTTCATGTAATCAGCAAATATCATCTTGCCCCATTTGCCGCGCTCACCCAATGTTCTAGTCTTATGATAAAAAGAACCCACTGGATAAAGCGTCTTTAGGTTCCGTTTTTGTTTATGATCCAAAGCTGGGTTATCTTCAAAATCCCAATGCATGTAATAATAACCGCGTTTTTTTGTTTTAACCGAATTCATATCGCTTATGATAGAAGCCGGTGCGTTGCCAATTATTAAGCATTTGTTAATACGGTTCTGATATATAGGGTGGTTAGGATCATCACCGTTAAGCGTACATATTGTTATTGGATGTTCAGTCGCCCCTTGCCGAGCAAAGGTTTCATTTACAAATAATTCATCTGCAATATTAACTTCATCGATAAGTATTGTTTCGATGTCCTTGCCAAGTATTTTCTTCCATTTAGAGGTATCAGCATAACCAGCTAGCAATATTTTTTTATCAGTTCCAAGTACAGCTACATAATAACCGCCAATCTCATCTTTCTTAATTCTATAATAATCAGGAAACATTGTTAACAATCCCAACTTGGCGTTAAGAATATTATCATTGATTGAATCTGTATCTTTTGCGGCGATTAAACCGAACTTAGCTTTTTGAGATTGAACTCTATGATGAAATCCAACTATTGACGTTACTGACTTAGCTGATCTGATTGTTCCCTCTGAACAGAAGAACCTTGTCTCGTAGATTGTTGTATCATTGACCGGATCGTAGATGTCTTCTTTTAAGTTTATCCATGATAACGCATCTAGTATCTTGTTGTTAAATTGGATGTTAGGGGCAATAGTAATAATGCTGCTAATCATAGTCAGAACCCTCGATTACTTCTTGAGATTGTTCTTCTTCGTCTTCTTCGAATTGTATTGAGTTATCTACTCGTTGCAACTTACTGGCCGTTGTAACTCTTTCTTTCATAGCTTCTAGTAATTTATCTTCTGTGGTTTTAGTTCCGCTAGTAACGTTATCATTGCTCTTATCCATGATATTTATTAAAAGTTTAGAGGCTTCTATCTGGTCTCGCATTGATATTCTTTTATCGATGAGTTTCGGTTCTTCTACTTTTGTGACAATTCTTTTACCGTTGCGATAAGTTATCTTCTCAGTCTTCACCATAACAACAACCTGCTCCGTAAGCTCTCCACGCAGTCCCATTGTCATTCTTCTTTTTGCTTCATCGATGCTAGCCATGATCTCGGTGTCTTGTTCGCCAATCAGGAATTGTATATACGCGCGAACCTTGTCGTTCCTATACAGTCGGCTTCCTTGCCAACTCGCAGAGTTGGCACTATAACCTGCCTCTAGTGCCGCTTTTGTTTTATTGCCATATATAACATAATATTCCGCAAACCTTCGTTGCTTAAAATTTAATCCTTGCAATATGCCCGTCTTGTATTGAGCTACATTTGAAGGCTTCGGCTGCATTTTCTTTTTAGGCATGAGTCAAAACCCCTCTTTCAGTCTTAAAACCAATAAATGCTAAATTCTTTCTTTTAAAAACAAAAAAAGACTCTTAAAAACTAAAGTCTTTTCGGTTGCAAATGCATATAAGTGCATCTTACTATATAAATACTCTTTTAAATACTTAATATATAATAACTAGTATATATATGATATAACTAGGAAAAATGCATTCTTCTAGAGAGTCGAAAGGAGTTAAGACCTCTCTAGAAGTATAGGAGAAAGTGAAATGAGAAAATCTAAACAAGTCAATTTGCTTAAATTAAAAAAGAAGTGTTGTTTACACACTTCCTTTACAATATCATTATAACACGTTATTTTGATATAACATCTACTTGAAAACTACTTACTTTTAACTTCTTAGTTCTATGTGCTTATTGAAAATTGTATGTGCGTTGTAAATTGTTGACGGCGCATAACCCATTTGTTTAATTTCATCAACATTTTTCCCTTCAAATACGCTCATCATAAAGATTTCTAAAACTGAATCAGTTCTATTTTTTTTCTTCAATTGTTGCAACATCTTAGACCCTAAACTTCTTAACTTATTCAAAGTCTTTTCTTTGTCAGCAATAATTATTCTATATCTTTCAATGTAGCTAGTGAGTTCAGCTATTCTAGTTAATATCTGTTCATCTGATTGTCTTGAGCTAGACCCTTGTACTCTCGGTTGATCGTAAGTAATAGCTTTGTAAGCTGGTGGCCCGGATATTTTTATTAAATGTTCTCGCTCTTGTTCGTAGTTTTTAAGAATTTCTTTGTTGCTATTTATTTCAAAACGTACCCTAGTTACATTCCCGTAGTAGTCAAAAGCCATTATAATCCCCCGCTTTCCGCTTGTTTAAGTTTGTCGTTTTGCTTATTTCTTTGTTGAGATTCTAAATTTATTAGAGCAACAACTATAACGTCCAATAAGGTTTTTTGTTTGCTTTTTAATTTAGAGTAGTTTAGCTTTAATACCCCGCAGACTTCCTTAGTGGTTTCTTGAACAAGGATCTGCAACTCTTTAGATTCTATTTTTGTTGTTATTTTTTTCATCTCTCATACCTCCGCATAATATCACCGTTGCGTTTCCAAATGGCGGTGATACGTTTACTTCTATAATCACAAAATCTATATTCTTCAGTATTAGATGATGTTCTAACCATACAAACTATTTCACTATCTTTATTAAACCTTAAAACTTTTAATAATTCCCATTCGTTGTCTAATTCCACCATATCCCCCACCTCAAGCAAGTCAAGTAAGTTGTCGCTATACTTAAAGGTAAATTTACTACCGTTTTTTAAACTATCAAATGATTTACTTTCTTTTTCGTTAGTTAAATCAAATATTTTGCCTAATTCTTCTAACAGCACGTATCGTTTCATTGTTGTTCCTCCTCGTGAACGTCACCGATGATTTCAAATAAACTCATATCTTCTCCTGCAAACAAACCGTATTTACCGCTTTCGTAATGAATAGAAAATAACGCTTCATCATCAATCCATTTAACTATACCTTTTATTTTTATTTTATTATCGTATTGTAATATATCACCCTCATAAATCTCTACACCGTTCTTATCTTTAAGACCATATGCGTAAGGTTTGCCTTTACTATTAGAAATAAACCATTCATAATCACTTTTAAAGTTTGGTGTTTTATCATGAGTTAGCAAACCATAATGCCAATTACCTTTTATGTCTTTACCTCGAAACTTATACTCTTTTCCACTTTTCTTTTAATCGCTTAAACATTTTCTTTTACCTCCTTCGGCACTGACTTGCGTATCTCAACCGTTTTTTCACCATTCAGTATCTTATACACCCATTCACTCTTAACGCTTAACAGTAAGCATTTTTAGCCTTTGTAATACACATACATATATGATTGTGGTGCTTTGGTTAAAAAATAGTCTTTAAGATTTCCATTAAACGCTTCTAACTCTTTACTCATCTTTATCACTTCCATAAATATCACTCCAATCTATTCTCGTTCTACAATAAGGACATGAATTAAATGTATTTCTTATTTCTTTACCACAATTACCACATTGCCAAGTTATCATTGCTTCTACTGGTTTCATAGCCATATCTTTTTTCTTCAACTCCTCAAGTTTTTCAAGGGATTGACCTACAGCATTCCAACTAATAACCCATAAATCATTTTCTTTGTCATAATAGATTTTGTCTTTTAATTCTTGGCTAATTTTAATATCTTTAAGCCATTCTTTATTTGCTTTCACTTCATTTCCTCCTTAATATTCTTCAGCGGATTTTCTTGATAAAAAGAAATGAATACCGCTTGAACATTCTTTAATTTCTTCATCATAATCAGCACTAACAGTTTCACCAACTTTATAAACAAACTTATTATCATTTTGTGAATAACCAATATCAAACTTTTCGGTCTTATCAATATTTTCAATTACTATAACCTTTGCTCGATCCGTTCTGCATTTTGAATGATATTGACTTTGAAATATTTGACCTTTTTCAAGTTCTAAAGTCGCTATTAATTTATTAGCTAGTTTTTTATAAACTAACATTTTCTCTTTAACTTTAAACACTTGTTTAATAATACTTCCAAAATGATTGAAAGTTTCAATTTTAATATTGTTAGATTTTACCCATACAACGGTGAAATCACACAATTCAGCACTAGAGTTATCATACAATTTAGCACTAGAGTTATCAAACAATACAGCACTAGAGTTATGATACAATTTAGCACTAGAGTTATGATACAATTTAGCACTAGAGTTATTAAACAATACAGCACTAGAGTTATCACACAATTCAGCACTAGAGTTATCATACAATTTAGCACTAGAGTTATCACACAATTCAGCACTAGAGTTATCATACAATTCAGCACTAGAGTTATCATACAATTTAGCACTAGAGTTATCAAACAATACAGCACTAGAGTTATCATACAATTTAGCACTAGAGTTATGATACAATACAGCACTAGAGTTATCACACAATTCAGCACTAGAGTTATGATACAATTTAGCACTAGAGTTATGATACAATTTAGCACTAGAGTTATTAAACAATACAGCACTAGAGTTATTAAACAATATAAACTTTAAAACACCATTATTTCTTAATTCTACATAATTATCAAATTCTATAATGTCAACATATTCTCTATTTTCAATAGTGATATTCAACTTTTCATTTTCGTATTTCATTTTATTCATTTCGTTTCCTCCTCTAGTGCTTTGATTCGTTCTTTTAAATATTCAAGTTTAGCGATAAAACCCATATCACAACTACGATCATAATTTTCCCAGTTCTCTATATGATTTTCTTTTTCTCTATACAATGACAGCAACTCATCTTTCTTTTCTTGTTCGGTGATGTATTGTTGTAATATTATTTCATCTTCTGGAACAAACAATATTATTTTTCTAACTTCTTCATGTTTTTTCATTTCTTTCTCCTTCTTATTTTTGTTATTTTATGCATCGAATTCATCTTCTTTGCTTGGTTCTTGATATTCTATAACAGCAAATTTCTTTCCACATTCTGAACAGTGACAGTATCCGCCTGCGTTTCGTGAATCAATTTCACCGCCACAATATGGACAACACTCTACTTCATCCGGATATGAGTATCCTTGAACATATGCGTACATCATTCACTATCAGCTTCTTTAGCCAAATCTACACCGATTATGTAGTGTCGCAATTCAAATGGAAGCTCTCTTCTCATGTAATACTCACCCACAACTGGAATCATGCTATCTTTCATAAATACTGGAATGTTGAATATATCAGCAAGTATTAAGATGCCTTCAATCATCTGAGTAGTTGGAATAA